CTCAAGATGAGATTTATTTAAATATTATAAATTATTATAAAGAAAAAGAATTTGGATTTAATGAATTTATTCATCAAGACAGAATTTTAAAAATAATTAAAAGTGCAGAAAAATCAAAACTTAGATTCCACGCAGATGTCCCAATTACAGAAAACGAAATTAAAAAGATAAAAGAAATAAAAAATTATAAAACCGAAAAATTAATTTTTACAATGCTGGTTTTAGCCAAATATTTTGTTTTAACAAATCCTAAAAGAGATTTAGATATTATAAATGATGCAAGTGAAAATAAAAAAAACTATTATTTAACAATGAGAAAAGGAAAGATTTTATCTTTTGCCAAAATAAACAAAAAGAAAAATGAAAATTTATTTTATGATTTATATAAAATTGGAATAATTTATCATTATAATTCTCGAAAATCAGATAGATTCGTTCTTTATTTTGATAGATATGATGATTCTAATATAAAAACAGTTGTTACAAACATGAATAAAATTTATGATTTTTATAAACCATACTGTGAAGTTTGTGGAATTGAAATTGAGAAAAGAAATAATAGACATAGTATGTGTAGTGATTGTTGGAAAGAAAGAGAGAAAGAAATAAAAAGAATTTCATGGAGAAAAAATAATAAAAAACTAGATGTTTAGGGCGTAGTTCTTATACTATTGGATATGTATATAAGAAACTTAAAATTTTTAAAATAGGAAAAATAAAATGTTAAAAAAAAATAAATATAATCTTCAAAACAGAACAGAAATAAACGAAATAACAACTGATAAATTTCTACACCTGGTATCACAAGATGCAGGATTTACTTTATCAGATACCCGTATATTTTGGAGATCTGTAACTAGAATTATAGCTCGTGCAATTGTATCGGAAAAAATCTTAAAGATTCATGGACTTGGAAAAATCTATGTAAAAACAATTCCACCAAGAAGAATGTGGATTGGGTTAAAGAAAAAAGAGGCATGGGTTGATGAATCTAAAAGAATAGTGTTTCAATTTTCTAGAAGTTTAAAAGAATTGCTTTATGATTATGTTTATTCAGACGGGAGAAATTCAGCAAAATACTTTGATGATATTGAATCAGATAATTTTGAAGATGATGATGAGTTTTAATAACAAAAAATAATTAAAAATTTTAGACCAATAAAAAAGTGATTTTATTGGATTAAATTATGAAATTTGTTTTATAGAGTTTATTATATAATTTTCTCTTGAGGAAGAGGAAGAAAAGGAGATTAATATGAGTTTAATAGTAATAAGTGAAAATAATAAAAAAAGTTATCAAGCTTTATCAACTGATATAGTTAATGGAAAAATTAAAGGTGCTTCCTGGATTGGTGCTGATGTTTATGTTGTAGATCAACAAAAATGGTATAGGGTTGGAGAAGATCAAATTTTATATCCTTTGACTTCGATGTCTGAATCCCCATTAAGAAATGAAATTTTAGTAATTATGGATTCTGGATCAGGAATATCGGGTTCTTCTACGCTTACTAATACAGATCTTGCTGCTTTAATTACTCCTTCAAATTGGACTACAAATAATATTTCTTTTCAAGTTTCTCATGGTGATGGAAATTTTCGTTCTTTAAAAGGTTATGATACAGGAACTGAATATTATCTTACTTCTGCTTCTGCTGGAGGATGGTATCCTTTGGTTTTTCAAAATTTTTATGGTGTAACCGATTTGAAGGTTGTTTCAGGATTAAGTGCTTCACCTGTTGCTCAATCTGGAAGTAGAATTATCACTCTTGTGACAAGAACTCTTTAGGGAGGGGATTGTGAGGGAATATGGCAATTCTTAGAACGGTAACTGGAACAGTCCTTAAGCCTGATGGTACTGTGTACACTGATTGGGCTTTAATATTTAGATTAGTGAGTGATATTATATCAGACGGCGCAGTTATTCCAAGTTATTCGGTTGAAATTATAACAGACAGTTCTGGAGATTTTATTACATCCTTAGCTGTTCCAACAACGGGTACTGCACATTATATTGTTAAATTTAAAAATTTGATTGTGTACGAATTCAACCTTGCTGCCGGTTCTTCAATCGGACTGAACGAGATTATCTCAATCGCTACTGTGGCAAGTGACCCAAACTACATCACGGAATTGACAAATTTGACCATCACCTACACAGCCGTTGACTTGCAGATCACAGCAGCGCATGAGTACGTGTGGAGTGACGGCACTGTGACAATAACGCTACCTGCGACAACGGGTTCAGGTGATGTATATTTTATTAGCAATCAGGGTAGTGGCACAATTACACCAGCCGTAACAGGTTCGGACACAGTCAATAGTACAACACCTAATACTATTTCAGCAGGTGCATCTGTATTTTATGTTGATGCTGAAACAGGTAATTGGCACAGTAATAATTAAGAGGTGATATGAATAAAAAAAGTAAATTATTAATTTTAGGTGGACTTGATAAAGTCAATTTTATCCAGACCGAATACAAAGGACAACCCGTTTACGGTGTCACATGGGACAAGACTGCTAATGCTCTTGTCCGCACTAATGCCAGTGTGGGTATGGTTGCGAATGCCGGTGTAGATGCTACGACTGTCACGAATGATTTTGACACCGCTTCGATCTATTCAGAATTTACGGATGTAACGGACGCAGGCGGTAATGTGTTTGTTAGAATTCCAGCGTTTTACATCCGTAAGACTGACATAGTTGGTTTCAAGTCTTGGCAGATCAGTAAAGCAAAGTTGCCTGGTAGTTATAAACCTTGGTGCTTCTACAACTTCACTACAAATACATGGAATAATTACATCTACGTTGGGAAGTACCCAGCAGGCACGACCCTGACAGGCGGGACAAAGCTGTCTAGCTTGCCAAACGAGTATCCGCTGGTGAATAAGAATATTGCAGCGTTCAGAGGGTATGCACAGGCAAACGGCACTGGCTATCATCAACTTGATATTCACGTGATGGATATGTTGCAGGTTTTGTTCACGATTGAGTTTGCGACTTTGGACAGCCAGAGTAAAATAGCTGGCTGGACGAGTGGACAATATAACGCAGCTCACACATTAACAGCGGGCACATCATTCGCAAACACAATTGTTGTTGCGAATGCAACCGGAGCAGCGTTTGCGGTTGGTCAACCAATTTCACTTGGAACAGCCGTTGGAAATATGAGTGTGTTTTATGGTCGCAATATCACAAATATTCAAGTGGATACTCCAGGAGCTGGGAGCACAACAATCACGGTGGACGGGGCAGTGTTCAGCGCTGTGACTGGCAATGTAATCTGGAACTGTGGCTGGAAATCCGGATTCAGCTCTGGAATTGCTGCCACCAGTGGAAGTTTGGCGAATAATACGAATGGTAAAAATCCATTTCATTATCGGGGGATTGAAAACCTTTATGGAAATGCTTGGCAGTTTGTGGATGGATTAAATATCAACGCCAGACAGGCGTGGTACTGCAAAGATGCGGCTCAGTTTGCGAGTAACATTTTTGCAAGTCCATATATTCAGTTGGGATATGTAAACAAGGATGCAAGCGGATATGCAAAATATATGGGATTTGATGCTGCCAACCCGACTGTTGAACTACCTGTGGATGTAAGCGAAAATTACTACAAAGATTATTATTATCAATCCAGTGGTCAGGTAATCGCCGTCGTCGGCGGGCGCTGGTACAGCGGTGGGGATGCCGGTTTGTGGTCTTGGGCTCTGGCTGATTCCTCCGCGGCCGCGGGCGTGACTGTCGATGGTCGCTTATGCACAAAGGAGGTGTTGGTATGAAATATGTAGCAATTCCAGAATTTAGTCAGTTTGTCGAATATGTAACACAGGGCGATTTAATTGATGATGAATATCAGGTTGTTATCAATCATGTAGATTTATCCCAGCAGGACATTGTGCCAGCAGCGGAAACGCTGAAATCAGGTTATGAGCATGTTGATACATTGGGACGCTTACCAACGATAGAGGGACAAGAACTTGACGGAGTGAAATCAAAGCTTGCTGAAACCTACCATGAGGACATTATTACGGAAGTAACAAAGACGACAAACCCAATCAGCATAACCGGAACAGTAGTAGAGGTAAAGAATTTTCCAAAGTGGAGTGCTGGTTTGTCTGTAAAAGTAGGTGATGTATTTATGATTCCAGAGGATAAGAATCTTTGGAAAGTTGTACAGGCACACACTACACAAAGTGATTGGCTGCCATCATTGACACCTGCATTATGGGTGAAATACTACACACCTGAAATGGGTTATCAGGAATGGGTACAGCCAACAGGAGCACATGATGCTTACAACATAGGTAATAAGGTACTATTCAACGGTCATCTTTGGGAAAGCAAGATCAACGCAAATGTTTGGTCACCAACAGTATATCCAGCGGGATGGACTGACTTGGGCATTTATCCATGACACCCACCCTCGACTACGCCAACACCATGCTATCAATCTACCTCAATGCTGCTGACTGGCAACCTCAGGCGATAGCACACTACCTGGAGCTTGCCATGAGCGAGAGGATGCGGATGGACAGGGAACGGGAACTTGTAAGGATGATGGAGGAAGATGACAATTCATTTTGATGATATAATAAAAGATAGGTTTTATTACTTTGGGCATATTCTTAGCTAATAGGAAAAAGCCATAATAGTTTTTATATAATATTCTGGTTCGAGAAAGTGAATCGTGAGATGGCAACTCAAATAATAAGATTCAGCCGAGCATATACGGTAGATCGCCCCTTTTAGCCAAAAGGTTGTCCGTATTTTTATTATTATAATTATTTTTGAGACGTAAAATGTATATGCCAGAGTATTATTTTTTTATATTATTATTTGAAAGGAGGCGGATATGACTATAAGTAACGAAAATAAAGATAAACTTAACAAAATGAATAGAGCCTCCCAAAATATTCTTTTAGGTGATGTTTTACAAGGAATAAATAGTATAGTAAGTAGTGGAAGTATATCGATTTCTGCTAGTGCAACAGGGATACCTTTAATTGTAAATCAATATGGTTCAGGAAGTTCTGCTGTTTTTGGAAATGATGATGGAAAATTAATAATTACCAATTATGGAGAGATTAGACTTAGTGGATCTGCTACAGTTTGGGAAGATTTAAAATTTCCTGCTAGTTCAATTAATCCTCCTGGTGGAATTGGTGGTGCTGGCGTAGATACGGCTGACACTCCATTTGTAGGCACTTTATTATTTGATCCAGATTCAACTGAAATATGTGCTGGACAAGCACAAATGCCTCATGGGTGGAAAGAAGGAAGCTTTGTTGTTCCTCATGTTCATTGGAGTCCGACTTCTACTTCTACGGGAAGTGTTGTTTGGCAAATGAATTGCGATATTGCAAACATAGGAGAGGCTTATAGTGGAAGTTATACCTATACAAGTCCCATTGTTTCTTATGCCGATGGAATATTGAATGATCATAAGATTATAAGTTTTTCTAATTTGGCAATGCCAGGGAAAACACTATCAAGTATGATTTTATGGAGAATTTCTAGAATCGGTGGAAGTGGTTCTGATACATATCCGAGTGATGCAAGATTGTTAGAATTCGATATTCATTATCAAATAGATTCTTTAGGATCTAATGAGGAATATATAAAATACTAGAAACATTAATGGTATATTAAAATAATTGGAGTGTAACTTTGAAAGATCAAATATTTCAAGAATGTTATAAATATTATATAAGTGAAATACCTAGATATTGGGATATTTTAATGGAAAAATATCCCAATGAATATATTACCAAAGAAGCCATGCGAAGCGCATTCAAAAAAGAAAGATCAAAAAGGGGAATTCTATCAAAAATGAATTCTAACAATGTTATAGGTGATTTAGATAAGAGTATTGATGCCGATGAAGTTATATATAATGAGGCTTCAGAGTTAAAACAAGATGGAACTTATTATTCTGATAAACTTGTTGAAATGAGTGAAGAAGATAAACGAAGTCCTAAAAGAATGTTAGAACTGCATAATCTTGATCCTGACTTATGGGAAGTGTATTTGGTTAGAAATAATCTATGGCACTCTCAAAGAAAAAATGATCAAGGAAGATTGCTGCTTTATCAATCCCGTCTTACGGCAAAGCCGAAACAAAATAAGTCAATTACTTTTGAGGATGTTGATAAATTTTTTGATAATCATAAATTTAGTAAAACAGATGTTCCAAGTTATTCTTTCTCTAATAGAAAAAAAATAGAAAAAACTTTAGAAATAACAGTTCCAGATCTTCATTTTGGTAAGAGAGATGTTGAAAATGACAAACCAATGGAAGACCGACTTATTGATGTAACAAAAGACATTTTGTATAAAATAAGAAATGAAAAAATAGACAAAATCATTTTTGCTTTTTTGGGAGATATTCTTCATTTTGATAGTAAGTCTTTAAATACAACTCATGGAACAGTTTTGGAAACAAACGGAGATAATTTTCAAGAAACATTTGATCGAGCCTTAGATTCATCTTTGAGATTTATAAATTCTTTTATAGATGTTGCACCAATGGAAATTATTTCTGTTTCTGGAAATCATGATTATATATCTAGTTATATGTTGAATAAATCTATTGAAATGTATTTTAGACAAAATAAATATGTAGTCAGTGATGTCTCTCATAGTTCAAGAAAATATAGAAAAATTGGAAATTCTTTGCTCGGTTTGTGCCACGGCAATTTGCCTAAAAAGAATATATTTGATTGGATAAACTATGAAGCCAGAGATTTGATTTCACTTACAAAAAGAACAGAATTGCATTATGGTCATCTACACAGTGAACAAGTGATAGAACAAGGAACAACTACTTTGAGACACTTACCGTCTATCTCAGGAACAGACGCATGGAGTTATGAAAAAGGCTATGTTGGTTCTCAAAATAGGTTTTTTTCGTTTTTATGGGATCACGAGTGTGGCATTGACCAGATTTGGATGAGTTATTTTAAATGAAAAAACCAGTCAATAAAGGATTTTTCGGAATAATTTATATTGCAAAAAATAAAAACAATGGAAAATGCTATATAGGACAAACAATACAGCGCTTAAATGATAGATGGTCTCAGCATGTTTCAGAAAGTAAAGCAAGAAGAAAGTGTGTTAAATTTCATAATGCTATCAATAAATATGGAGAAAAATCTTTTGATTTAAGTATTTTGGAGTATTGTAATTCTTATGAGAAAATGAACGAAAGAGAAATCTTTTGGATAGATATTTTTGATAGCAGAGACAAAGGATATAATTCTAATCTGGGTGGAAACGGAAAGGGGATGTCAGAAGAATCAAAATGTAAAATTTCTAAAGCAAATAAAAATAGAATTCCTTCTCCTGAAACAATATTAAAATTAAAAAAAGCTGCTAAAGATAATCCTGCTGTTTTTCAGTCTGGAAGACACCACCCACTAAGTAAAATAATCTATGGATTAGATGGAATTAATTATTCAATAATTAAGAGGTATGATTCTGTAACATTAGCTGAAATTGATATTTTTGGAAAAATAAACGGAAGAATTAAAACAGCGGTTAGAAACAAGGTTATGTCAGGGGGATACAACTGGATTTATGAAGAAAATTATTTTGATGTCAATGATTTTTCTAATTATTTCAGGCTTTCAAGAAAAAGAATGGAAAAAGAAAGATTAAAAAATAGAAAAATTATTGAAAAAAGAAAAGAAGACAATTCTATTTTACAATTAAGCAGCGAAGATTTTCACATTATCCACAAATATTATACTAAAATCGAAATATCAGAGAAGTTAGGAAAAGATTTTAAATCGGCAGGAATTTCAAAATCTATTAAGAGAAAGACGATTTATAAAAATTTTTATTGGGAAAAACAATCTGGTTATGTAAAAATAAATAATTTTAAAAATTATTTTAAGGGAAAGCATATACCAGATTACTCTAACGGAAATAGATTATATTATGGAAAAGTAAATCAAATAGATGACAATGGAATGGTTATAAAAGTGTGGAATAACTGTATGGAAGCAGGAAGATATTTTTTTGGTAAAAAAACTAATGAAATTTATAGGTCGATTAGGAGTGGAAAAAAGAAATTTGGTTTTCATTGGGAATTGGTAGATAAAACAAAAATGTTAAAATAATTAGAAATACCTGTTGTTTTCTTTGGGATTTAGAAAAAGGTCTTGAGGAACAATGGTATATAAATATTCCAAATTAAAAAAGGTTAAAAAATAAATGGATAAAAAACAATTTATAATTCAAGAAGATTTAGCAAATGCAATTTTACAATATTTAGCTTCTAAGCCTTATGGTGAGGTTTTTCAATTGATAAGTGCTTTACAGCAACTTAGAATGTTTGAGAGTCCTAAACCTCAAGAAGAAAAACTGAAACCAGAAAAACAAAAAGAAGAAACAGAATAAAACGGAGATTTTATTAGTGCAGACGGGAGGTAAAGTTATCTCACAAGTCTCATAAACTTGCTAAAATGGTTGCAATTGCCATGTCTGCTATTTTGTGGCACGAGAGAGAAAGAGAGAATATTAGAATGAAAGAAAGTGTTTCTGTAATATTATATTTTAAAGATTCGGATCATGCTGAGAAATATGATAATGTATATGAAATATATATTAAGAACGGAGAAATATTAGTAGTTGCTTTAACTGATGGAAAAAGTTTTTATTTTCCTGTTTCAAGACTATATTCGGCTCATGAATATATTAATTCTGAAAATTGGTCTGGAATAGATGCTGATGAGCACAGTTATTTAATTATGAGAATAATTAAAAAGGGGCAAAGTGTCAGTGAATGTGATAGATATTGCTCATCTTTTTATATAAAAAACAAAAGATTATTAATTATTTCTGACGAAAATCAATTGAATCATTATTATTTGTTAGATGATGTTGATAAATTTTATGAAGAAGAAAGAGTGAAAAATTAGCAATTTTAATTTTTGAATGAAATAAAAAAAGTAAAAAAAATAAACTTATATAGTTTTCTTGTGCCACAAGAAAAAATTAAATAAAAAAGGTATTTTATTGGTATTGGAGTTTAAAAATATGGAAAATGAACAGCCTAAAAAGGCAACTCGAAGCAGAAGAAAAACTCAAAAATCAAACGTTTTATCTTCTGATGCTAGTGGGCTATCTTCAAATTATTGTAGAAAATGTCAAAGGTTGCTAGCAGAATCACAATTTTATAAAGCAACTGATTTGGTTTTAGATACCAATGGAAGAATGTCTGTTTGTAAATCTTGTTGTGATGGACTGTATAATACTTTTTATGGAATTGAAGGAGCACTTGATAAAGCTGTATATAGAATGTGTAAAACTATCAATGTTGTTTATAGTGAAGTTGCTCTTGATAAATTAAAAACTCATCTAGATACTTCTATGAAAAGGGGAAGGATTGTCAACAGTCCATTTGGCATTTATATTAGCAAAATTCAAAGTTCAGCCAACAATGATGATTTAATCAATTTAACATTTATGGATAACATAATAGAAAACAGAAAATTTGAAGAAGGTATTATAGATACTGAATATGACATTGAAGAAATAGATAGGCTAAGAAAAAAATGGGGTAATAAATATACAGTAGAAGAACTTGCTTATTTAGAAGATAAATTGTCAAAATGGGATGGATCTCACGGTATCAACACTTATGCCGATGAAGTTTCTTTAATAAATGTTTGTAGAAAACAATTAGAAATAGACACGGCAAATGAACAACCTGGATCGGATACAAGTAACTTAGTAAAACAACTTTCAGATTTAATGAAATTAGCAGGGGTTGATCCAAAAGAAACAAAAACAGCGGTTGTTGGAAAAAGTAAGGAAACGTTTTCTAATTTTATAAGAATTATAGAAGAAACAGAACCAGCGGAATATTATAAAGATAAAAACTTATTCAAAGATTTTGATAATTTAAACTTTTATTTTAAAAAATATGTTACTAGACCATTAGGAAATTTTCTTAGGGTTACAAGAGATTTTGACGTATCGGAAATCGAAGATGATAATGATGATTTTGATGTATTAGATCAAGCAATTGACGAATAGGAGAATTTATTATGCCAACTTCTCCTCGACCATATCAAAATGAGAGAATTAAAAATAGAAATAGCAAAGATATTTTTAAAAGACAAAAGTCTTTTATTACTCAAGAAGTTTTAGAAGAAGAACGAAAAGAAAAATTAAAAAAATGGATTACTTTCTTTAGAAGAAACCCTCATCGATTCATTATGGATTATTTTGGAATTCATTTACATGTTTATCAAATATTGATGATATGGGTTCTACAAAGAAGTAGTTTGGCTTATATTGTTGCTAGTCGTGCTTCTGCTAAAACATGGATTATTGCTGTTTGGTCTTGTGCTTTGGCTGTTTTATATCCTGGTATGAAAATAATTGTTTGTGCCAAGACATTAAAACAAGGTGGAATTATAATTTCTGAAAAGATTATGCAGCTTAGAAAAGAACATCCTAATCTCGAAAGAGAAATTGAAAGTATGACATCTAATCCAAATACATACGAATGTATCTTTCACAATGGATCAACAATAAGAGTTGTTCCTAGTTCAGAATCAGCTAGGGGTAATCGTGCTAATTATATTATTGTAGAAGAAAGTCGTCTTGTTCCAAAAGAGATTTTGGAAGGAGTTATTAAACCATTTTTAGAAACACGTAATCCTCCTTATAAGAATAATTCTCAATATGCTAATGATCAAAGACTTCAAGAAGAAGGAACTATATCATATATTACATCTTCTTGGTATACTATGGAGTATTGGTATACTTATGTTCAAACCTGTATAAAAAGAATGAATTCTGGTGATGAAACAGCAAACTTTTTAGCATTTGATTATTTAATTTCATTACATCATGGTATTAAAACAAAATCCATGCTTAAGAATGAAATGGAAGATGCCGATCCTTTAACTGTTCAAATGGAATATTTAAATATTCCTAGTGGATCTAGTGGAAAAAGTTATTTCAAATCAACTTTATTTAAAAGAAATATAAGACAGGCTTTTTATCCTCAAAAAGAAGATAATTTTAATACTAAAAAAAATCCTTATGGATTACCAAAAACAACAGGTGAACTACGGTTTGTAAGTTGTGATATTGCAACAAGGGCAAATAAAGCAAATGATAATTCTATTATTGAGTGCGTCAGGGCTTTGCCTCTAATTGGCGTTGGTTATCGAAGACAATTAGTTTATGCAGAATCCCATAAAGGATCTCATGCAGGAGAACAGGCTAAAAGATTAAAAAGAGTGTTCTATGATTTTGAGGCTGATTATTTAGTTTTAGATGTTCAATCGGCAGGTATTGGTATTTTTGATTTTCTCAGTGAAGAAACCATAGATGAGGAAAGAGGAGTTGTTTATCCTGCAATGACTGTAGTAGATGAATATTTTGGGATTATAAAACAAGACGCAAGAGAAGACCTTAGAAAAAATCACACTAGAGGATTAGAAGCAAAACCAATAATATTTCCAATTACTGCTAGCCAAGCAATGAATAGTGATATTGCTGTTTCTTTTAGATCTTTACTTCAGCGTAGAATGTGGGAATTTTTGATTCCTGAATCAGAAGGCGAAGAATATTTATTAAAAAAGAATAAGGAATTTCTTTCTGATCCAGATGATTCATATCTTAGGGGTTTTTTCTTAAATCCATATGTTCAAACAAGTTTATTGATTGGTGAATGTATTAATTTAGATATGAAGCCTGTCAATGGATTAATTAAATTGGTTGAAAAACCTGGTTCATATAAAGATAGATATTCAACAATATCTTATGTAAATTATGTTATATCAAAAGAATTTGATATTGAATTAGTTAAACAAAAAGACGATAAAGATGATTTAGAGGCTATGGTTGCACTTAGTTATTGGTAAAATAATATTAAAAAGAAAGGAGGGTTATGACTGAAGAAAATAAAAATGATGAAGTCCTACTTTCAAAAGAAGAAGTTTTTGATGTAATAAAATTTGCTCAGACAATGTATAATGCTAGTTATAATTTATTAACTCCTGACTTATTGAATCAGAGAATAAAAGAAATTTCTTTTAATCCTCTTTCTCCAAATGAAAGAAATATTACGGATGCTTTAGGTAATGCAAAAAATTCAGAAGAACAATTAAGAGAATATATTGAATTTTTTGAAATAATGTCTATGCCCTTGAAAAGAATATTTTCATATATGGCAAGTCATTTGGCGTTTGATTTACAGTATACTGTAAAAAATGAAATGAAGGATGAAGAGTATAATAGTAAAAATTTTATAAAAGATAAAAATATTTTATATGAATATTTTGATAAATTTGATTATAGATCATTTTTTAGAAATATTTCAAAACAACTATTAAGGAATGAAGTATGTGTTGTTGTTCCAAGAGAAGATAAAGAAACAATTGTTTTACAAGAACTTCCTTTATCGTATTGTAAAATTACAGCAAGAGGACGAAGAGCGCCTTTAATATCTTTTAATTTTTATTATTTTTTGCAGCCTGGAGTTGATATAAATTTATATCCCAATTTCTTTAAAAAGAAATATGCAGAATTATTTAGTGGTGAAAAAACAATTCAAAATTATAATCCGTCTCTTCCCCCTGAATTAAGGGGTATTTCTGAATATAATTTTTGGGTAGATTTACCTCCATCTGAAGGTTGGGTATTTAAATTAGATACATCTTTAATGACTGCCATTCCATATTTTTCTGCTATGTTACCTTTGCTTATTAATGATCAAACTATGATTGCTTTGCAGAAAAACATCAATATGGCTTCTGCTGCAAAGATATTATTTGGTGAAGTTCCAATGAGAAAAGATGATAAAGGTGCTTCTGTAGCAGATATGGTGGCTTTGACTCCTGTTCAATTAGGACAGTTTATGGCTTTGGCTAAATCTGCTGTTGGAGAAGCCATTAAAGTTTCTGCTGCTCCATTAGAAAATATGCAAGCATTTGCTTTTGAAGGCGATACAGATGTTTTAAGTAAGTGGATTCAAACTTCTATGTCGATGTCTGGAATGGACACAGCGTTGATTTATTCCATGCAAACAAAAGCAAATTTAGTAGATTCTCAATTATCGTTTGAATCTGATTCTAAAATAATGGAACAACAGTTATATCCTCAATTTTCTGCTTTTCTTGATTATTGGGTTAATATAAGAACAAATAAATATAAATATAGATTTAGATTAGAAGGTAATGATTATTATTTAAATAGAACTCAAAGATATGATAGAGCTATGGGGATGGCAGATAAAGGAATAGTTCTTCCGCAATTGATTTCTAGTGCAATAGGTCTTTTGCCTCAAGAGTTTGAAAGAATGCTTCAGGAATCTAGGGGAATTGGCTTTGCTGATAAACTTACTCCGATTATCTCTGGGTTTCAAATGAGTGGAAAAGATGATGATAAAGGCGGTAGACCAAAATCATCGGATAGTGAATTAGGAGAAGCTGGTGCTCAAACAAGAGAAACAGGTTCAAATGAAGCTAAAAAATTAAAATGAAAATATAACGAATGTCTTTTTGAACAAGATATTTGGCTTCCGTATTTTCAATTATAGATAATAAATGGAGGAATAAATTATTATGATTACTGCAACACAAAAAGCAAAAATTAATAAAATGAATCGTGCTTCACAGGACGTAAGTTTAGGAACATTGGTTCAAGGATTTCAGGGGAGTTCCAAGACTACAGTAATTGCTGCTCAATCTAATGCTTCTGCTGTAGCAATTGATACAGGATTAGATTCTGTTACGGGATATGTTTTTCAACAATTTCGTTCTGGATCTTTGATTCCTGCTACAAGTGGATCTCAATTTTATATTACAAATGCTTCGGGTACGGTTACAATTTCAAGTCCTGCTCCAAATGTAATTCAAACAGGCGATATTATCAATCTTATCACTTTTCAATAAAATATCCATTTTATTTAATTTTTTAGAAAGGAGGTAGACTAGAATGGGGATAAAATTAATTAGCGATAATTTGATTGATTCTTTATTGGCACAATGGGCGCATGAAAAATATAACGCACATTTGTATTTATATATATCTTCTTTCTTAAAAAATAAAGGATTAAATCATTTGGGGAATAAATTCTATAATCAATATAAGGAAGAAAACGAACATTCTGAAATGATAATAAGTTTATTGACTGATTTTAATGCAACGGTATCACTTTCTGAAATTGACGAAATAAATTTTCCAATCGTTTCTATTATGGATATTGCTGAAAAATATTTATTAAGAGAACATGAAACAACTACAAACCTGGATGAAATTAAAAAATTATCAATTGATGAATCAAATCCGGTTGTAGAAGAATTTATGAGGGAAATGATAAGACTTCAAAGACATGAATATGAAGAAGCAAATGATTTTATGGATAAGGCTGAATTAGCTGGAAATAATTGGTTTAATGTATTCCTTTGGGATTTAGGAGAAAAATAATGTACGTTATTAATCCTACTCAAGAACAACTAAATTCATGGTTTTCTTGTAATAAAAAAATGGGGGAATATTTAATTTATAAATTGGGTGCAGTTTTAATTCATAAAAATAAAGATAAGTATTATTTTGTTTATAATCCTTTATTAAAAGAAAAATTAAAACAAGTTCCTTTTTATTTAAAAATATTAAACAATATATAAAATTGAGAAGAGATTTTATGAATCCTTCTGGAAAGGAGGGGAGATGTGAGCATTAATAAGCATTTACTATTTGACATTGAAAATGCAGAAGTAGTAGAAGAAAGTGAATCTTCTCAGTTTGCGACTATAAAAATTTTTGCTTTTAATACTGGTTGGAATAGACATGATCTATATTGCTCTTTGGAAACATTAAAAAACACTGCTTCATCAATATATGATAAACCTGTGATCTATTCTTTTTCCAAATTATTTCGTGATTTTGATTCTCATACTGATCCTGATAAATCTCTAATTGCTGGTTTTGTGGTTCGGGATTCTGCGGAGTTTGTAGAAGTTGAAGATGGAAGAACATCATTATCTGTATTGGCTAAAATATGGAAAATGTATGCTCCTCAATTTATTAAACTTTTGAAAGAATCTGAGAATCATGAAAAAAAAGTATCTGTTGAAATGGAGTTAAAAGATTACGTTAAACTTGAAAATGGCGAAGAGATGCTTGATTTTGAATATTCTGCTGTTTGTGTTTTGGGAGATCTAATAACCGAGGCTAGTCCTGGTGCTCATTTAGAAGTTCTTAGTTTTGCAAAAAAAGAATATGAAAAAGCATTACATTTAGAATTTTCAAGAATGTATGATGAAATTGACTTTTCCATTCCAGAAGAAGTAAAAAACAATGCTCAAAAGGGGTTGGATCTTCGGAAACAATATAATCGTGGTGGAACATCTATTGGATTGGCAACAGCAAGATATTTGATAAAAAGTAAAAGTGCAACTCCAGAAAAAATAAGACATATAGCAAAATATTTTCCAAGACACATAAAAGATAATCTTAATGATAAAACATCTGATGGATGGATTGCCTGGATGCTTTTTGGTGGAAATTCAGGAAGAACATGGTCTACGGGTATTGCTGAAAAAATGAATGAAATAGATGAAAGAGAAATGGCTTATTTTTCTGATATCGAAAATTTTGAAAAAATTACTTTTCCCTATAAAAACAAATCGGAAATGAATCCCGCCCTAAAAGGGATAAATCCCCCTATTTCCGTATCTCAAGGAAATGAAATAGCAAAACAAGCTGAAGGAATTGGTTCAGACGATAAAAAAAATGGTTGGGCTATAGCTATTTCAAACTTTAAAAAAACTCATAGAGTTGAAGATGGGAAATGGGTAAGAAAGGAGAAATCAAAAAATATGGAAGAAGAAAAAAAAGATTTTGAAAAAGATCCCGAAGAAGAAAACAAAGAAAAAATGGCTGAAAAACCAGAAGAGGAAAGCAAAAAAGAAGAAATGGCTGAAGAAAAGGAAAATGAAAAATCTGAAGACGAAGAATCAGAAGATGAAGAAAACCCCGAAAAAGAAGACATGTCTTTGGATGCTAATTTAGATGTTAAAGCTATTTTAGGCTTTCTTCAAGAGGAAACAGAAGATTATAAATCTTTGGCTGCTGAATTTTCAGATGAAAAAGAAGCCAAGAATTTTGCAAAAATGGCTCATTATATGTTTGAAAGAATGAAAAAAATGGCAGAGCAATTAAAAAGCAAAGAGTCTGAAGCTAGTTCTTATATGGCTGAAAACGAAGATTTAAAGAAATATAAGAAGGAAAAAGAAGATGAACAATTTAATTTTTCTGTGGATTCTATTTTAAAGAAAATTGAAGATAAAACTGAAATTCCAAAAGATGAATTGAATGCTTTAAAAGAAAAATCTAAAGAGTTTAGTTTAGAAAATATTTCCGTTTGGGAAAATTTAGCAAAAGCTAGGGCGTTAGATTTTGCAATTAAAAAGGATTCAAAAAAAGAGGATGAAGAACCTCGATATTCTTGGGGATCAGAAAATAACAAAAAACCAGTTACCACAAGTTTCTGGAAATAATAGGAGGTAAAATATGGCATATGCAGTTATTGAATTAAATCAAGTTGCAGCCACCGATGTGGCGATTTATAATCGAACAGCAACGAGTGGTAGCAATTTGGAACAAGGCTCTCTATTTCGTTTAGATTCACTTTCAAGTGGTTCTGGACAGGGAGAGGTATTTACCGCAACTCAAATTGCAACTGGTAGTTTGGTTGATGTGTGGATGGCTAATGGACAGGTTATTCCTTTCTTGACTTCCGCAGATGGAGAAATTTTTAATCAGGGTTCTGAAGATCCTCGTAATTTTTATAATCCTGCAAATCGTGTATTCGATGCTTTTAAACCACAACCAGGAGATATTGTAACGTTAAGTGAAGATTGTTTCACTGGTGCAAAATCTACCAATAGTTATGCTAATGCTACAACTGGTCAATGGCAGTTGGTTTGGGGATCTTCTCATGCCCCTAGTGCTTTGTCCTTTAAGTATTTGGCTACAAAATGGATTTCCATTGGTAATCCTGCTGTTGCAAGTGGTAGAGTTACAGCTTATCGAATGCAGTGTCTAGCTAACTAATGTTGGGTTCTCCACATTATCTAGTAAATAAAAAAAAATAAGGAGGAAATGATATGCAAATTCCGAATAATATTGTTCATTTCGCTGTTGGGAATCCCACATTATATAATAAAATGATCCCTGACTGGTGGAATCACTACAAGTCCTTACAGGACAAAACTAAAAGTTATGAATTCGCTAAAGTAAACGACAAGGGCGAATTGATTACTTTTGAAGAAAAAGAAAAACAAATCACTGATGCTATTATCAAAGAAGCGATGAAAAGAACTAACGTTCCTTATCTTGCTGAAGCTCCGGCTGATCAGATTTTTAATCATCAGGGCTTACGTAATGAAATTTTTGCTGTTGTGGCAAGCATTGTTGATATGATCATTCCACAAACATTAATTGATTCTATTAGTTTATATTCTGATGTTCGTACTATCGGTTTTGGTGATAGTGCTCAGTTTGATGTTGAATCTAATGATCTGTTTTCTGTTTCTCAAATTGGTCGTGGTCAGAGAAATTCTTTTGCCTACAAACAATTTATGGGAACAAAAACAATTGTTCCAGTAAATCATGCTTTAACAGTTTATGCTGATTTATATCGTGTATTATCTGGAAAAGAATCTCTTGCTAAATTAGTTGTAAAAGTTATTCGTTCTATGGAAACAGCTATGCGTAATGATGTTTATGATGCTTTTGCTGCTATGGCTGCTGCTTTACCAACCACGGCTACAACTGGTTTACAGGTTGCTGGATATTCACAAGATTCATTAATGCGTTTATGCGAACAGGTTACTGCTTGGAATAACGGTAATAAAGCAATGATTGTTGGTACTTCACGAGCATTAGTAAATGTTTTACCAAATGATGCTAATTATCGTTATACTTTAGACGATCCTTATATGACTCTTGGTCATGTTCGTACTGCTTTCGGGTATGATGTAATGGAACTTCCACAAGTTGCCAATCATGATACTGAATGGGCTTTGAAAATTGATACAGATCGTCTTTGGATTTTATCACCGGCTTCTCAGAAATTTGTTAAATTAGTATTGGAAGGTTCAACCCTTTCTATTACTGATTCTGTTTATGAGAATCGTAATTTGATCCAACGTGCTACTATGCATAAGGCTTGGGGCAGTGGAATTGCCTCCAATAGTATTCTGGGAGTACTCGTATTATAAATTACAATATATTCAAATTGTAATATATAGTTTACAAAGGGAGGAGCATAAACTCCTCCCTTATTAAAAAAATAATAACAAAAAAAAAGGAAAATTTGCAATGGCAACAAGAGGACGACCTCCAAAAGATAAATCGCAAAATGCGGAAAATAAAAGTTTAGTTGAAAATTCTAAAGTTGAATCTTCGGAAGAAACAGTGGTTATTAAAAAAACAGAATTAGAAAATATTTATAAAATGATTGAAAATCTTCAAAATAATATAAAAAATAATTCTAATATAGTAACTAAAAAAAATTCTGAAGATGACATAGAAGAAAATTATGTTTACGAAGAAGAGGAAGAAGTTCCCTTAAACTCTTATATAAAAGTAATGTCTCTGATTCCATATGAATTAAATCTAAGTACAGAAAGACATGGAAAAGGAAGAATATTTACTTTTAGAGGATATGGTAAAACAAAAAGAATTATTTATCAAGAATTAGAAAAAATAATTGAAGAAAACAGACACTTTTTAGAAAGAGGCTTTTTCGTTATTTTAGACAAAAGAGTTGTTAGAAAACATGGTCTAGATGATATTTACAAGAGTATTATGAATAAAGAAAAAATGGATATGATTCTTTTGGGTTTTCAGGGTGGAGAAGTAAAAGAAAATGACATTTTATCTTTTGCAAAATCAGCTCCCAAGGAACAACAAAAAATTTTAGCAACTATGCTTATTGATAAAAGAATTAATGGTGAAACAATAGATTTAAATTTATTCGATAAGTTGGGCAGAATCATGGACATGGATTTAAACCAAAAATATGAGGATTCTGTTGCATTTTTAGAAATTGCAAAAAATAAAGTATAGTGGTAAATATTAAATTTTTATATATAGCCTCTTCAATAGAGGCTATTTACTTAGAAAATACATTGAATTGACGTATGTCATGTTCAATTTAATAATAAAATTTTTGAAAGGAGGTTTTATGGGAACTTCTGCCGAAGACATTTTTGATTTGTTTCTAAGTTTAAATGAAGATTATAGATTAACGGCGGTTTATAATTCTTCTGGAAGTTCAGCTTTAAATACTTACTTAGAGCCCTGGTTACTCTTTTCAATAGATATGTTTGATGTTTGCGATCAGTCTTTAGAATATTCTACAACTACTCAAAGTTTTACTGTAGATCTATCTCAAAAAAATAAAAATATGTTGGCTGAGATAATGATATTATTTTGGTTACAAAAAACCGTTCAAGATGTTTTACAAATGAATAATTTTATACAAGATAGAGATTTTAAAATTCATTCAAATGCACAAAATTTGAGAGAAAAACAACAATTGTACAACAATAAAAGATCTGAAATTAGTCAAAAGTTAATGAATTATAAATTAAAAGATGCAGATATGTGGAATTCTTGGTTTGACCAGGATTTTTCAGCATATTAGGAGAATGATATGACATATAAATATTTTTTATCTGGTTCTCCAATAAATACATATCCTCCAAGCACAGGCTGGAAAAATGGTTTTGACTCATTTTTAGATGCAGATTTTTATAATTCTCCCAATACATATACAATTCAAGAAGAAACCGTTTTTGGATCAGGATCTTTAGTTGATGTGGATGCAAGAATTACAACTGCAATATCAAATGACACTGGAATGAAATTGAGTGATGATTTTAAACAATTATTATTTAAATCTGATCATATTATAGGACTTGGATATAAATACTATTTTGACAGCAATTATTGGATTGTAACAAATGTAAATGTCACAAAATCAATTACTGTAACTGCGCTGGCGAGAAGATGTAATAATGTTTTACGATGGACTGATCAAAATGGAATTATTTATGAAGAACCATGTGTAATAGATTATAAAATTGCTTCACCAAATAATAATACGACTGATCCAATTACCGGTGAAGGAACAATTCATATATTTGCTCAACAAAATAATAAAACAAATAAAATAAAAGAGAATCAGAGATTCCTATTCGGAAATTCAAATAATTGGATGTGCTATCGTGTTTATGGAGGTGGAATAAAAAATTATTTAAATAATACATCAATTGACAATGATACTTCAACGGTTATGGAACTTGTTTTAGGAAAAAATTCTGTTAATGAAGATACGGACGATTTGGTAAATGGAATTGCTGATGCCAATAAAATTGTCTTTTCATTGGTTACTTCACCATCTGCTATTTATGGTGGAACTGGAGATAGTTTTAAATTAGAAAGTGTGGTTACATTAAATGAGTTAATAGTTAGTAAAAATGTTCTATATTCTACGAGTTCATCTAGTGTTGCAAGTGTTTCAGGAAGCGGTGTTGTCGATATTTTATCTACTGGTTCTTGTGTCATTACGTCTTACTTAGAAGATAATTCAAGTGTCTATGATACTGTTTCAGTTGTTTCATCTGATTCTATCATTGAAAGTGATATTAGAATAAATCCTAGTGATAGATATATACTAGAAGGAGATACTGAAAATTATACTGTTTCTTTATATCAAAATGGTGTTTTGCAAGCAGATACTTTTTCTATTTCTTTGTATGATAATAATGTTCCTGATGCAAATTATACTCTTACTCAAACAGATGGAAATAATTTTTCTATAAAAAATAATGAAGTGTTCTTGGATTATCCACTAATATTAACACTTACTTCCAGTGGATCTGTTACTAAAAATCTAAGTATTGAATTGAAGGGAGCATGGTGATAATATGGCAAATCCTTATCCTATTACTCCTAGACAATTAGATTTAGATAAATTATCTGGAAGTAGTTTGAAAGTAACGGGGACTTATCCCGATATTCAGTTAGATGTAAATTTTAGCGGATCTCCAATAAATTTATCAGCTTCTACGATAAATTATCAAGGCACATCAAGTTATCCTTCTCCTATGGATCACACACATGGAATTGAGGCTAATTCAAATCCAGGAGTTAATGTTTCTTTATTGAAAACAAATTCAGAAGGTGGAATAACTGTTCAAAAATTAGGAGTGAATTTATCGGGAAATCCTACTTATGAGTTAGAAGTTGATTCTGATTTAACTTTTATTGGATCACAGTCAATTGTTACTACTTCCGATTCTTTAACTTTATCTCCTGCTTCTGATTTAAATCTAAGTCCTGGTGGAACAGCCAGAGTTAAAGCAACTAATGGAGTGAGATTACAATCAGATAATTATGCAAGTCAGACTACTGGATGGGGTATTAGTTATGCTGGTTCTGGAGATTTTCGTTATCTGTATGCAGATGAATTGCATGCTAAAGCGTTTATCGCAGATTTAGAACAGGCTTTGGCTGGTGGTCAAGTTATATCTAAAAGTGTTGCTCCTTTATATGTGGATTTTATTGTTCCTGATTATTCGACAAGTGCAAGTATGATTGTTGAATCTTTTCTTGGGTTTGATACGTTTAAAGTTTTTGAAGACGGAGATTTTGTTCGAGTTCGTGAATTCGATAGAGTTTCTGGTTCATTAAATATAACAAATTGTTGGGGACAAGTATATTGGATTTCAACAGACACAATAGATAAATTTCAAACCTATGAATTTATACGTTCGACTAGCCCTAATGGTGGTTTAAGTGCATCAGGAACAGTTGTTCCAAAGGGTGTTTTAGTTTTAGATTATGGATATGCTGGAAACGGAATAATTGAATCTAATGCTATAGATGGTGCAATGGCTGAAAATTCTCCATATACACAAATAACAAATTGGACAGGGCATCCTGCACAAAAAGATACTCAGTTGGCTGTTGGTGATATGGTAATTGGAAGTACATTTGTTGTGGGTGGTTCTCAAATTGGAGAAGTTGTTAGAACGAGAACGGGTAATTTAAAAGGCATTTTTAATGTTTCTAATGAATTTGGTTTTTATGCTGGTAATGGTTTTAGAGATACAAATTCGTTTTTAAGGATCAGTAGTTGTGTAGTTGAAGCTCATAATTTATCAATTAATCTTTATGATGAGAATGCAAAAACAATAAGTCTTGATCCAAATAATCCTTCATTTGCTATGGGTTCTACTTTACCATCCTCCTATACTGTAGGAAAGGGTTTATGGATGGGAAAAGACAATGATATTTATAAATTTAGAATTGGCGATCCAAGATACAATATGTTAGATTGGGATGGTTCTAATTTGTATATTTGGTCAAATCCTACGAATTATATGAAGACTTCTGGATTAGGAATGGGATTCTATTTGAATAATGTGGAAAGGTTATCTTTATCTTCAAATGGAAATTTTACAATAAATGATTCTATTGGGAATGCAGTAATTACACTAGATTCTGATGAAGGCGCTGCAATTACAAAGCAATTAAGTGCTGGAAATGGAAAAGTATTGATTAATACAAATGGGATATTTACATATGGAGGAGGGAATTCTGAAGTTTTTGCTATCTCTTCTTCTGATTCTCAATCTTGGGGAAATTTTACTTTAGACACTGGAGATATACTCTTCGGTTCGAATGTTAGTGGATCTGCTGCTATATTATGGGATTTGTCTAGTGGTAAATTTGGGTTTTATGGGAACGCTGGAGCTAATCCGCAGGTAGAAATTGGGACGGATGGATCTTTATTGGCTGGCGCAGGGGCGATAAAAATAAACGAAACTGGTTTGAACTATTATGGTTCGGGGACGGCGGAGAATAATAGAAAAATCAGATGGTACGACACATCCGATGGAGATAGATTGATTGGTAATATATATTCAGATTATGGTGGAGGACTAGGTGTAACGTGGGTGACGAACTGGAAAAATACTGGCGATCCGTGGACACATTCAACTGTCATTTTGGCTGCGCTTGATAATGCATCTGGAAAAGACATACGATTATGGGTACGAACAGAATATAGCGATATTTATTCCTTTTTTCCTTTTACAACCGGCGCAAACTTTGCTCTAAATTCAGTAGCAGAGCCATCAACACGTACTGGTTATGCTCAAATATATGTTGACCAAGTAGATGGCGACTTAAAAGTTAAATTTAGAAATGGTACAGTAAAAACAATTGCAACGAATTAGGAGAAGAAATGAAAATAACAATGATCAAAGAAAAAGAGGGGATTGCATAAATGATTAATGTTTTTACAAATTTTTTACTTAAACCTAAATCTAATAAAGATAGTTCATTTGAAAATGATGTTGTAAAAATTATCGTAACTAATACCTAAGAGGTGATTATGAATAAAACAAACAAAAAAAATAAAAAAATAAACAATAAAATTGATCTTTTATTTAGGAGTTGCAAATGACTATAGTTGATGGGAGTGTAATAAAAAGTTATTTTGAAACAGGGGATGTTCCAACAGAAACTCAATTTTCAAATATGATTGATACTTTTTTACAAATACAAGATAGTTGGGTTTTAGATGAAGATGATTGGGTGTATGTTTCTGCAAATTCTTTTAAAATTGAAGGAAAAGATGTTACAAGTAGGTTTCCAACAGGAACAAAGATAAAATGTACGAATTCAACAGTTAAATATTTTAATGTTGTTTCATCTGTTTTTTCTACTGATACAACGGTAACGATTTTTGGTGCAGGAACATACTCATTAGCTAACACTGCCATTTCTTCTAACTATTATAGTTATGCAGAATTCGCAAGAAGTTTTCCTTCATTGATGACTACCTTATCTCAATTGCAAACAGGTTGGATTTTAGATTCTAATACTTGGATTTATTCTAGTGCAACATCAATTACTGTATCTGGAAAAGATGTTACATCTTATTTTCCAATAGGAACAAAAATAAAATTTACTCAAACAACAGTTAAATATTTTGTGGTGGCTGATGCATCTTATGTCAGCGATACTATTCTTACTCTTACAGGAGGCACAGTAGCAAACGCAACAATAAATGATTTTTATTACTCTCACGCTATGGTAGCTAATGGTGCACTTGATACGGGCGGTGTGTGGCTGGATTGGACGCCTACGTGGACGGCACTGACAACAAATCCTGTGCTAGGTGATGGTTCACTTGTTGGCAGATATTCAGTAGTTGGGAAAATCTGTTTTGTTGATATTACCCTGATAATGGGCAGCACAACGACTTATGGGAGCGGAGAGTGGAGAATATCCTTGCCATTTGCTCCGGCTACAAGGGCACTCTCTACACATTCAAGTTACGGTTCAGGATATATAAATGATGTGTCAACAGGTGCAAATATTGAAAATATTTCAGTCAGGACAAATTCTGTCAATCGGTATATTAATAGATTTTATTATCCTGGCGGGTTTAATATTACATCTACAACGCCTATAACATGGGCGGTAAATGATTGGTTAGCGTATTCGTTAGCATATGAAATCGCATAACTATCCCGACAGCATATTTATACTTTGAACTTGATCACGGATGCAAGTAAAGACGATAGAAATATGGAGTAGGGTAAAGGAGAAAATATAATAAAATATGACAGAATCTTATAATACTTACTCGTCTGTTCCGTTGATTTCTTATAATATTATTTCTTATTTAATTGATAATAATGAAACTATATTTAAGTTACTCTATTACAATGATTCAAATGCATGGAGATCAGATTCTAGCCATCCAAATCTAACAAAGGTTCAAAAGGGATCTTTAATATTTGATGGAATAAAAATACAAACAGATTGTAGGATTTTTATGGATACCGGAAATGATGATTCGTGGCAAATTGAATCAACCCAATTACGAGTTTCGGTTGTTAAAGGTGTTCCTACCAATCATGTTTTTGGCTATATAACAGTTGGATTTGAAATTTATTCTCATTATAAAGTAAATACGTTATCGAATTATACAACACGAGATATGGTTGTTTTACAACAATTAATAGAAACATTGAACGGTAAAGAAATTGATGGTGTCGGAACATTGTTTTTTGATTATCGACAAGGTGGAGAATCTAAGTTTATTAATATTGGTATTCCTCCATATAAAGGTAAAGGATTAACAATGTGCAATTATGTATTAGAATGAAATCAGGATTTTATTATCATGGAATATATGTATAATGAGGAAAACGATGTTTGGGGTTTTCCTCAAACATATAAAGGAATTGAATTTCATCCAATAAAATTGAGTGATTTTTTAACAGAAAAACTTTTTTATAGAATTTTTGGTTATCCAAAAGAGTATATAAAAGAAAAAGAAATAATTAAATTAAGTTATTTAAAATATATCTTATATCTGTCTCTTATACACATCTCCGAGCCCACGAGACCGAGGCTGATCTCGTATGCCGTCTTCTGCTTGAAAAAAA